CTACCAACACGACCTAATAGGATTACTTTATTTATCATCTAAGACTCCTTCTATATTATTAAGACAAGTTTGAGCGTTTCTCAAATGCCATCTTATATCAGCTTTATTAATTGTTAAAGCTCTATCAGTATTTTCTTGTGTTTTTACATCACTGTCTACGCCTTTGATAAAGGCAAACAACATATGAAATAAATCCATTTCACCTACTGTTTTATATTCTTTTTTACTGTTAGAATAATATTCAGCTTCTATTGGTGGTATTAATTTAGTTGGTATTTTATGTCCTTGTAATACCAATGAATGTAGTAAATCATTTACTGTCATAGTTCCTCCTATATATGATAGATGACTTCTTCATCTGTTAGTTCTCTTGTAGTTACATTAAATTCTTTTAATATTTTATTTAATTCTTCTGCTGTTAAATTTTTATCACAAGAATAAACAACAAAAGATTTATCATAAACTATTGGATCTTTAAATTTATCTTTATAATTCATACTTACTCCTTTTAGTTGCGTACAGGCAAGAGACAAGCCCAATAACTGACCTGTACGCTATCCCCAGTTATTAGGCGACTATGTAGTTTTAGTAACTTTGCTTGGATCTGATTTGCCAGAATATTTTTCTTCTAACTTTTGAACATATTTTGAATCATCAAATTTGCCCATAAATATATCAGAACAAAGTCCTAAGTGACTGAACGCTTTTGTTAATGCATCTGTCATAGCTTTTTTTGGTGCTTCGTCATCTAATGCACCAGTTTTTCTATACATTTTTAAAGGTGAACAAACCGGCCCATAGAAATCCCAAAAGCCTTCTTTGTTTTTATTAGTTGCTATTGATACTTCAGCAGCTACAACAGCAGTTTGATTACTGTCCATACCATGATATGTATAATCAACTCGGTATGTCCAACCAGTACCTACTGGACCAAACTCTTCTGTTATTTTCATAATCTGCCATTGTGGATCAATAGTAGTTATGTCACCAAAACCTTTATTGATGCGTTTAGTAAATCTAGGATCAGTTTCTTTTAAACTATCCCATACATTTCTTTTATCTGTCGTCATTGTACCTCCATACTTTTGTTGTACTACCAAAACTATTTATTCTTCTGTCACCAGAATCAATTATATATTTCAATAATTTAAGCTCAGTAAATCTTGGTCTAATAGATAATATACTTTCTGATAATATTTCTGCTGCTTCTTCTGGTGTAGCACCATAATTACCTTGTCGTTTTATTATCTTTAAACATTCTGTTCGCAAATTAGTAGATCGAGAATCAATCTTTTTTGCTGCCTCTTTGCTAGTTGAGTTTTCCTTGTAACCAGCCGTCAGAGGATATTTCTGTTCCAAAATGTCTTTCGATGTCATCTTCATTGTTTATTTTCTCCATAAGATCAAAGTCAATATATTCTGGTGGCTCTATGTTATTCATTACATGAAACCAAAATAAGTGACAGGCGATTTCTAGTTTTCTTTGAAAAGGCTTATCCCTTTCAATAGTAAATATATTATAACCTAAGTTACCTCTTAACACAGATAGCACAGCTTTACTAAAACCTGTTACCATCATGTAGTGTTGCACTTGAGCATAATATTTATCTATAATGTTTTGATCTTTAACAAATGCATTAACGTGTTTAGCTTCAAACACTTTGCCTTTTGCTACTCCATCTAAACTACCATAGATGTAATCATATTGTGGGTGTGTAAATATATCACCTATATTAACAACCCTTTCTTTAGTAACTTCCTGATACCATCGTCTATTAAATTCTTCGGTAAATATTCCGAGTTGAACTGGCAGTACACCTGAAAGGTCTTTTCTTTCGACTTTGCCAATTTTCTCAAGCCAAAGATCTTTCCATGTGCCTTCTGTAATACGAATTGCATCAGTACCTCCAATGCCTGTTGGTCTGTTTGGTTGTTTAAGTTTACCATTTCCTTTTCCCATCTAGTTAACGCTCCTTTCTCTAATTTGTTGTCGTCTGTGTACATTTCGTTGATCTCGTTCCATATCCCTAGTCGATCTCCCATGATTGTACCTCCTCCATATATAATTTTCGATTGGTTTTACTTTACGATTATCAGCCACACGCTGACTCATATAATGTTTGATGAAGTATCTATACATATCACTTTCAAGATATTGTATAGCTAACACACAAACAAAATTTTGTAGACTACGTTTTCTATCTATATGGTCTTGATGTTTTGAGGGCAGTTTGATGTTCAATTTTTGTAATTGCTTCCCTAATGCTTTCAGCAGAGTTGTTGCCATATTCTTTCTCCAGTATGTTTGTTAAATACCAAATTGCTTTTAGTATATCTTGTTCTTTATTTTTTTTCCTATGTCTGCGAATATACTTCACAGCATTTCCTTCACAAAAATCTAAACCCCAAGCTCTTATTAATTCGGTTAGTTCTGGTTTATTGTTATGGTAATAACTAGGACTGGTTTTGTTGATTATCATTAACTATCCTTTCATATTTTTTTATTAGTTGATTTATTTTTGCATGGGTATCGGTATCATCTTCATTGACTCCTACCCATACTGGTTTTAGTTCTTTTAATTCATCTATGAATGTTAGTATTTCAATCATTGTTTCCCCCATTGATTTAAATGACATTTACTACAATACCAATATGTACCATTGCCATATACTAAATCATCACCCTTACAGCTACAGCCATCAGGTTGATTTTTTTCTTTATATATAATCTTGTTATGTGGCGTTAATGTGTCGAAGTGTGTTCCGACTTTAATTCGGTTTTTTTTGGTTTGATTTTTATATGACATTCTAACGCATTGGCCCAACAACAGAATAGAAATCCACTAGGTTTTCTTATACCTACTTCCCATTTTGATACTAAACCTCTAGCACAACCAATCATTTCATCAAGTCTTGATTGTGATAAACCTAGGGTTTTTCTACGTTCTACAAATTGTGGTATAACTGTGTCAAAGAATATACCTAGTTCTTTATTAGACATACCTTTTAATATCTGAATATAGTTCGGTTTGTCAAGAAAAGCGCTGGGGAATACGTTAAGCTCTAACGCTTATTATATATTCCCCTAATTCTACTATATACTTTCTTTGTAGGCAGTATACTACCTGTGAGTAGCTAGCTCACTTGAGTTCTGTAGAATGTTCTTTTTGTGTGGCACTTTGGCGTATAACTTCTAAACTGTACCAAGTAACCACTAATGTGTACCCTCAAACAAGCCCACGATCACTTATCTTGCTTCTCCACTAGGTAGTCTAATATATTACTATATTACCACACCTCTCAGGTTGTTGGGTACACCAACTTACTAATATGTTTTAACTGTCGACTTGAATCTATTAGTAAGTGTTTTTAGTATTCACTAGCTTTCATTATAGTGAGTACTCTAACTGTTTTATTTGGATCAGTTTTATCAGGACTATGCATTTTTATGTCATTGTCATAATAATCTATTTTCCAAAAGAATTTTTCTTTTTTAAAATTAAAACTACCAAAATCTTTTTCTCCATAAGGATTATTGTCTTTGGTAAAGTTTCCATAATATTTAACAGAAGCAAATATTTTTTCTTTATCTTTTAAATTGTAACCTGTAATGCCAGGTGTCATTACTAATTTGTTTTTAAGGTTATGTTTTTTAAGCATATTACCAGTAAACATATCTTTGCGTAATTGATCATTTAGATCTGCTACTTTTCTAGCAGTAATTTGTTCTTCAGTCATCTGTTGTTCCTCCAATAGATTTTCTTTCATGTTCATCTTCGAACTCTACTTTACTTAATCTTTCTTGTAGTTGTAATATAGCGTTTTCTAATTTAACTATGCTTTCACCTTGTTGTATAACAACATCTGATATCTTTTTAGTAAAAGCATAATGAACATCTTGTACTTTAGAATTAAGATCTTGTACTTTTTCAAAGTGTTCTAATCCAGTATATTTAGTCATTTGTCCTCCTGTTTGTTTAATTCTTTTTGAACATCACTAACACTTGGTATTAATTCATGTTCTAGTTTTTCTTGTTTATTAGAATCCCATACATCTGCATTAGCTTCACCATACTTTTTGATAAATTCTTCTCTAGTAAGTTCGGCTGCAGCTTCGGTCATTTCTAATACCCAGTTACCTATTTTACTCATGCTGCTTTTCCTTTCTTTGGTTTACCATAACCTTCGAATACTTCTATTCTTAGATCAAGATCTAATAATCTACCATGAAGTGTTTTATTACTTTTAGGATCAAATTCACTTATAGCTTTATTAATTATTTCGGTTAATTTAGATATTGGTAGATGTTTATATATTTGATCATCTATTAATTCTAATAATTCATTGTTATCCATATTTGAAATTGCTTTTTTTCTTGGCATTATTTCCTCGCTTGTATGTATATCATAGTAATACCTACTACTAATAATATGGTTATGTCTAAGATACCCATTATCTTAAACTATCTGTATATTCATTAATCATGTCAGTAATTTGATCATCTTCTTCCATACTGGTTACATAATTATAGTTTTCCATTAAGTCTTTAGCAACAGCTCCAGCTATTTCATTAGCTGTATCATACTCATAATGTTTAACTATTAGTTCTGATACAGTTTGATCAAAGTCAAAATCAGCTTTCGGCTCTGTTTTAGGTGCAGCTGGTTTTGGTGTAAAAGTATTTACATTGCCAAATATTTCACCAGAAGCTGGATCCCATATATTGCCATTATCATCTACATTAAATACTCTTTTCTTTAATTTAGATAATCCTTTTAGTTTGCGTTCCATAACATTTAATTCATAGATATCGCCCATAGTTTTTGCAAAGTCATCTGATAGTAATAGTCTATAATACCAGACACCTTTACGTTTAGCAGCTTTGTATACTTTACTGTTCAGTAATGTGCTACCAATCCACATACCTGATTTAAATGTAGTTCTAATCATATATTATTCTCCGTTGTTTTCGGTTAATTTATTACCTGGCTTTGTAAGTTATACTGTTAGACACTAGGTTATCCACTTACAAGTTAGCTAGTATTGTCTCTATCATTTTTCCTACTCGGTTACATTGTAGTCACCAGACCTTTTTCCCATTCTGGTTAAGTTTATTGGATATCAATAAACATGCATTCTACGTCTATAACCGACTTGTAGTCATACGAATCACCACCTTTCTTAACAAAGGAAACGCGAGCCGAAGGCTCGCGAAAATTTATAAAATCCCAACTATGCGTAAGCTGGGATTAATTCTGAAGATATAGTACCATCTTCATTATCTAAAGGTCTTTCTAGTTTACCATGGTTTTCATTATACCATTGTTTTGTTTTAGCTAATTCTTTGTCATGTATAGCTTTTCTTTTGTCATCTGACATATTGTCAAATCTCACAGGATTCTTAGCTTGATATGGTTGCCATACATCGCCAGTCTTTTCTTGAAAGTAATCAAGATGTGCTTTTAGTCTGTCATACAGTATATCAAACTGAAATTGTCTAGCAGTTAGTTGTTTTTCTAACTGAGCTAGTTGAACAGCGTCAATCTCTTGAAATGAAGATTTAAGTTGTAATGAAGTTAATGCAGAAGAATTACCTTTTTTAGATTTGAAGTAGTTAATCCTATTGGTAGTTGCTGTAAGCATTTTCTCTACAATCTGTAATCTGTCAGCCATTTTGCCGATTGTACTATTCATAGTGATTGAAAAATCAAGTAAACCAACATCATAGCTTTCACCAGCTTTGTTGATATCCATAACTTCACAATCGATCTGATGATCGTAAGTAAGTTGTAGTGCTTGTATTGTATTTTGATATATAGTCATGTGTAACTCCTTTGTGTTACTATTTGATAGTGAGCTTTTCTCACAGTCTTGCAAGGCAAGGTAGTGATTTAGATATACTTGTCACTTTATCCCTTTCCCCAAATCTTACGAATAAGGGGGGGTAAAGGCAGCTATGCTGCACCCCTTGTGGGTTGACTAGTTTATCTTAATCATTATCATGTTTATTAGACATAAGAGATTTCTTTATTCCTCTTACTATTACTAATATCCATATTAACATTATTATTATTATTATACTCATTCTTACCTCTATCCACTTTATTCATCTTTTATCCCCTATACACCTCTCACACATAGCCCAGACCGAAGCCCGTAGGGGCGAGACCTTGGCTCGACTTTAGCGAGGGCTGGAACAAGCTCCAATCGTCACACCATGTTGATTATGCTTGACATGATTTTTACAATGATTACTATTATCCACCGATAGCGAGATGACGGATAATACTGAATTAACAGATAAACAAAAGGCACTTGTCGATACCATCGTATCAACAGGCTGTAGTATTGTAGATGCAGCAGAAAAGGCTGGTTACTCAACAAAAATAAGTAGAGAGAGTGCGAGAGTAAGTGCTTCTCGTACACTACGACTTCCAAAAGTACAGAAGTACATGATGGAATGTGTGTCAAGAACGATAGGTTTAGGTGCAGTAACAGCAAGTAATAAGTTAGTTGCCCTTAGTAATGGCGCTAAATCAGAGTATGTGCAGTTAGAAGCTAGTAGAGACATACTAGATAGAGTTGGGTTACGTACACCAGACAGAGTTAATCACCAAGTAGTCGGAGATATAAAGGTTAGTATCGATCTTAGCTAGAACGAGAGGGTGGGGGTTAAAAACTACAAGTGTGTAGTAGTGATATATGTCATACACACAACAAAGTTAAAAAAAGTAAATCAAATGTGCGTAGACAAATATATTTCTAGGATTTAAGGTAAATAGTCTTAAGACATAAACCAAGAGAGGGTTTCTCTCATAGCCTTGCAAGGCAAATAGAAGGATAGAATATGGCTAAAAGAGGATTATATGCAAATATAAATGCTAGAAAGAAAGCTGGTACATCTAGACCTAAGTCTAAAAGTACGGTGTCAGCTAAATCTTATGCCAATATGAAAGCTGGATTTCCTAAAAAGAAAAAAAAGTAGTGTCTACTCCAGCCTGGCAAAGAAAAGAAGGAAAGAATCCTAAAGGTGGATTAAATGCCAAGGGTAGAGCTAGTTATAACAGAGCTACTGGTGGCAATTTAAAAGCTCCTACCAAGAAGAAAGGGAGCAAAAGAAGAAAATCATTCTGTGCAAGAATGAAGGGAATGAGAAAAAGACAAAAACCAAGCAATAATACTGGAAAAGATAGATTGTCTAAATCTTTAAGAGCTTGGAACTGTTAAGTGAATTGAAATAATATTATATTTCTAATATAGTTGTAGTTTACCCTAAAAAATTTTATAACAATAAGGAATGAAAACTATGACTATAGATGATTTGACGACTGACATGAAGCTACTTCAAGAAGAAGTAAAAGATATTAAAGAAATAAATAAAGTATTAATGAATAAACTAGATAAAGCCTATGAAGATAGAATAATATTGCGTAGTCAAGTTTTAAAGTCTAAAGTAAATACAGAAAGTGAGGTACAAAATGCCTAAAGTTGGTAAAATGAAATTTCCATATACTGCTGCTGGAAAGAAAAAAGCAAAAGAAACAGCAAAGAAAAAAGGAATGAAAGTTGTCAAGCAAAGCAAAAAGAAAGGGTACTAGAGTAGAGAACGAAATAGTAAAACTCTTCCAAGCTGAAGGGTTTAATGCTAGACGACAACCTTTATCTGGTGCTATTGCTGCGTTCCCTCATGATGTTCAGGTATCTGATCTATTTGAAGGAACTAATATAGAAGTTAAAGCTAGAAAAAATGGCGAAGGCTTTGCCCAATTAGATAAATGGAAAGGATCTGCTGATTTATTAGTATTAAAAAGAGACTTTTCTAGTCCAATGGTATATCTTGATTGGGATTTATTTAAGGAATTTTTGTATGAGTATAGACAAAACAGACGAAGTAGTGAATCTGGAGAACAGACAGCTATTCAACATTTCTCTAGCAGAAAGACGGAAGCTAAGGCAGATCGTAAAAAAAGTACATCTAAGATACCTTCCAGAGGATTTGATAACGGACAAGGAAGCAGACAAATTAATCGAAAGCCTTGGCCCAAAGATCAGAGAAAATTTGCTAAAAGTAGCGATAGACAAGAATCTAGTATAAATGGCACAACTAAGTTACAAACCAGATGGCAATACCTTAAAGAACTTTCTAAAAGGTAATGAGTTCTTTAGAGGTTTACGAGGTCCAGTAGGAAGTGGCAAGTCTGTCGCTTGTTGTATTGAGGTACTTAGACGTGCTTTACAACAAGAAAAAAATTCGCAAGGAAAAAGAAAAAGTAGGTGGGCCGTTATTCGGAACACTAATCCGCAACTTAAAACGACTACTATCAAAACGTGGTTAGACTGGTTTCCTGAAAACGAATGGGGTGTATTCTCATGGTCAGTACCATATACGCATAGAATAAATGTAGGTGAACTAGAATTAGAGGTCATATTCTTAGCTTTAGATAGACCTGAAGATGTTAAAAAACTTTTATCATTAGAACTAACAGGAGTATGGGTAAAC